CCTTGACGTCGTTCAGATCCACGCCTTCGCCCAGAGGCGGTTTGAAACGCAGGTACCGGCTCAACCCCTTGGGCGTGACGGCCCGCACGGTATCAGCGGCGGCCTCGGCCTCTTCTTGGGTTGCCAGCTCCACGATGCCGCGTCGTTCAGTGTTCGCCGTCAGGCTCTCCACCCAGCCGCGCGAAGCAATGGCAACGGCTGGATCAATCACCAGATTCACCGTGCCGGCGCCGATGACGGCAACCACCATGCGCAACACCATTTCTCGCACCGATCCCTCGGCAAGAACGGGCTTGTAGGTGTCCGGGTAGTTTCCCACGGCAATGCACTGCGCTCCGCCTGGGGTGCCCATGATGGCGGTTTCGCGCACTGTCCAGCCGCCCACGTTGTTCGGTAGTACGGCCTCGACAACCATCCAGTTCGGGTTGTTCGGGTCGGGGGCGATCGAGGTAATTGGCACGCGAGCGACCTCGCGCACCAGGCCAGTTTGTTCCTGCTTGGGCACCACAGGATTGCCGCCGCCGTCGCCAATGGCCATATGCGTCCAGGGCACGGTGGTCTGCGTGATCTGAGCATTGGCGTGCAGGGCTTCGCCGATTTTTGTGAGCAGTGTGTAGAACTTGGCCATAGCTATTGCGGGTAAACGGTGGTGATGAGCGCGTCATGCGCGGCAAAGGAAATGCCGTAGCGCGTTTGCTCCGGCGTAATGTCTTGCGGCTCCATCGGGTAGACAGTGGTGGTGTCGCCGCCCAGCAACTGCATGCCGATCAGCACGGTTCCTTTGGTCTGCAGCGAGGTGCGCAGGGTGCGCAATACGCTGCGCTGTGCCTTGTATTCATTGATAAGTGCGGCGGCCCGGTCGATGGATTCCTGGGTGAGCTGCCTGTCCACCACGGCCACGTCGATATCGAACTCAGCCCAATGGGCCCCTTCCGGGCGTTCCACGATGCGAACGCTTTCCAGACCACTGCGCAGCAGGGCTTCGCGCACGGCCCAGGGTGTGCCCTTCTTGCGGTGCAGCCGAATGGAGCCGGCCACCATGGCGCGCTGCTGGGCCTCGGTCCAGGCGCTGTCCCATTCGTCCACGCTCCAGGCCCAGGCCAGCCACGGCAGCAGCTCCACGGGGCATTGCCATGGGTTCCACAGCGTGCGGATGACCTCTGGCGTGTGCGGCATGGCGCAGGCCTTGGCCAGGGCGCGCTCTAGCGGTGTGGCGTTTGGCGGCAGCAGACTGGCGTCAGACATAGGAGCCTTCTGCCAGTTGAAGGTCGACTGCGGCGCAGTGGCCCACCTGATGGTCCAGCACCACCACATCGGTGGCTGGGCTTGTTAGCACCACCTTCTGCACGCCCTGTACATGCAAGGCCGCAAACAGGCCGCTGTGCGTCACGTCGTAGCCGAGCTTGCGGCAGCTGGTGATATAGGCATCCAGCGAGGTGCGGGCGTTCTGCAGCACGGTCGCCATGGATGGCCCCGGATAGGCACGCAGTTGCGCTGCCACGGTGTAGGGGAGCACTTGAGCCGACACGCATTCCACGGTGTCGTTCATGGGGCGTATGTCATCGGCGCTCAGTGCGGCATTCACCGTCTGCAGCAGGTCGGCGGGCGCAGCGCCATCGCCTTCGGCGCCCAGCACCACCACGCGCACAGTGCCCGGCACAGGCGTCAGAGGCTTGGCATCGAGCACGCGCACATCCGCAGACAGGGCGTGAAACACATAGCTGCCACGAGGGCCGGCCACCGTCAGGCCCTCAAAGGCCATTTGGGCACGGATGCGAAGGCGGCCATCCAATTCACCGGGCAGGCGTTCCACACCGTTGTTCGCAGCAAACTGGTCAAGATCCTCGCCCACAGCATAGGCCAGCATGCAGGCCTTGGCGCTGTCGTTGATGCGGGCTTGCATGTTGACGCTCTCCATGGCCCAGCGCTGCAGCAGCTTTGTCACTGGCTCGGACTCCAGCGTCAGCACTTCGGCCAGCTCCGGCATATCGGTCAACACCATGGCTTTGATGCGCAACAACTCGGCCTCAAAGTCCAGCGGCTTCACCACGTTGGGCGGCGGCAATAGCGACAGATCCACGCTCATGCGGCACCTCGCAGTTGCAGAGCCGCCGACAAGCCCACGATTCGTCCGGTGGGGAGATATTCACCCTCCAGCGTGACCGTGGCTTGACCTGGCTGCTCGCCCGACTCCAGGCTTATGCGTGTCACGCGCAGGCGCGGCTCCCACTTCATGAGAGCCGATGCAATGGCGGCATAGCAGCGCAGGCGAGTAACGGCGTTGTCTGGGGCGTCGATCAGGCTTGGCCACAGGCTTCCATAGGTGCGGCGCTCCAGGCGCGATCCCAGGGGCGTGGTGATGATGTCGGCAATGGACTGTTTGAGGTGCTCCATGCCTGAGATGCGGCGGCCGGTATAGCGGTTCATCAGTGCGGCCCTCCAGTTTCGCCATGCACGCCTGCATGCTTATGCGTGCCGCTGATGTTGTTGCCGTTGTGCGTGAGCTCGTCGCCTTCGATCTTGAAATTGCCGGTGATGGTGGACGTGCCGCCACTCCCGCCGCCGGCCACGCTGATGCCGCCGGCAATGGTCTCATTGCCCGTGAAGTCGCTTTGCGGGCTGTCCGCCGTGAAGTGCGGCGTCTTGAGCGTGGCACTGGTCGGGGTGATGGTCAGCGTGGAGTCGCCGACCTTGAATGTGATGCTGCTGGCGATGTTGAAAACCAGCGTTCCCTCGGCGCGGTCGTGTTCCCAGAACTCGCCGGCGCCGAAGTCGTGGCGCTCCACGTCAGCGCTTTCGCTGGCCTGTGGCATGTCCTCGCAGGGCAAGCCCGGCAAGGCAATGGCCTGGGTCAGGTCGCCTCCAGGGGACAGCAGCAAGCAGCCCTCTCCGATGGCTGGCACGCGCCAGTGGCGGGCCTGGCCAGCGCCGCCGGCCGCCAGCTCCTTCCACTGAATCCAGTCGGTCAGTAGTTCGCCAGTGCGCACGCGGCAGAGGGCTGGCCGGCTTGGTCGCACGGCCTCCACACGGCCGGTGCGCACCATGTTCTGTAGCAGGCGCAGCAGCTCGATGGGGCTTTGGTCAGGCACATCAAAAGTCATGCCATCGATGGTGCCCAGCCCCTCGCGCGAGCGCCAGCACGCGCGCCTGTGGCAAGAGTGACTACATCAAGATGCTTGGGTGATGTGGGCCAGTATCAGGTCGCTGATCTGCTCCATTTGCGCAGAGGTGATGCCCAGCAGCGGCCGTTCGGGGTAGTCATACTGCGCGCCGCCTGGGGTGACGTAATCGCGCAGACCGAAATGGTGCACGCGTGCCAAGCGTTCGGCTCGGCCCACGAACTGCACCACGGCTGCATCAGCGAATGCCAGGGCCTTGAGGTGTTTGGCCGCGCGCAGCTTGCGAAACAGTGGCCCTTGGCGCAGTTTGCCGCGCGAGTCACGGCTGCGGTTTTTGCGTGGCACCCATGCCGCCCCCTCTGGGCTGGTCTGGGCGGCCATGGTCTTCTGGTTGCCTGCACGAACCAGGCGGGCCACCTCGCGGGCCAGCTTGCGGCGTTCGCCGGGTTGCAGGCGGTGCAGCATGGGCGAGAGCCAGTTTTCCAGGCTTTGCAGATCGTCTGCCATGGTTTACGGCGCAGGTGCCACGCTGCCCGGCGGCTGCATCATGTTGTAGTCCCACTCGGCTACCTTTTCATCCTTGATGAAGATAGTCCAATGCTCACGTTTTGGCATGAACATGGGCGGCGTGTCATCAAGGTGTACCAGCTCCATGGCGCCCAACGGCTCGGCGAGCTCCTTTGCGATCACGCGCTCTGTCAGGTCTAGGTAAACCACCAGATCCATGGATTCGGTGTTGAGGTATTCGGCATCGAATCGAATGCCCTTCTTGTCGGGGTTAGCCAGCAGTTCGTTCTGATGCTGATGCACCCACACCAGCAGCGGCGCCATGATGACGTCCGAATGCAGCGTCCAGTCGAGAAAAATCATGCGCAGCGTGTACGCATACTGCCAGGCCAACTTGGGCGCGGCCGTGGCTTGAATCTGGCCGCCAGTGACTGTCATTACCAGCCGCTCAGGGTCGCGCTGCAGGTCAGGCAGGGCCGCCGCGAGGTGCTGGCGTAGGTCAATCGGTTTGCGCATGGCTGGCTTCGGTCTGGTGCCTTACGGCGTTGTATCCGTCAATGCAGGTGTTGAGGTCGCGGATTGCGTCGTCTCCATCTGCGGCGATGCGGACAAGAGCTTGAGCATCCTCGGGGTCAATGTCGGCTCGCGCTTGGCCAGGCCCAGCGGTGGCACCGTGATTGCCGCCGGCTTGGCCTGTGGTGCGGATTGACAACCGCAAAGCACCACTGCGCAGATCAGTGTCAAGGCGATCAAGGGTTTTCTGGGCATTGGCTTTGTCTTGTTGGTTGCGATCGAGGATCTGGCCGATTTGGGTGGCCAGTTGGCCGCTGCGCTCGATGGCGAATGACAGGCGGGCCAGCTCGGATTTCTGGGCCTCGGAGGTGGCACGGTCAAAGCCCCGCTGCTCGGCCCGCTGGTCCACCGCATACAGCAGGGCCAGCACTGCCAGGGGCAGCACCAGCCTGCCTATGCCTTCAAGGATGGCTGCGGGCGTCATGCGGGCCAGAAGTCTTTGCCGCTCAGGAATGGGTCCAGAGCACGATTGAGCTGCCAGCCATACTCAAATTCCTCATCCTTGGGGCGGCGCTCGGCCAGTTCCTGCAGATACACGGACTGACGGGCTGCAACCATGCCAAAGAGCACACCGCCACCTTCACGGCCGCGCTTTTGCAGGAATGCTTGCAGGGCTGCCAGAGTGATAGTGCCGATGCGGCCGTCATCTTCCAGATCGTCATAGTCCCGCTGCTGGCGATTGAGCACATTCAGCACACGCTGCAGCTGAGCTGCGGCGGTGCGCTGGCCAGCCAGCACGCCGAAGTCCAGCAGCGATTCCGCCAGGGCGGAATAGATTTCATTGACCTTATGAAACTTGGGTTCGACCCAGTAGCGGCGCAGGTAGATGTTCTGGGCCGTCGAGTAGGGCAGGTCACGCATCGGTCCTGTGTAGCCGTAGGCACGGGCGGTGGCTACGGTGATGCCGTAATTCGTTTCGCCGCCCGAGTCCTTGGGGTTGTTGGCATAACCGCCCTCGCGTTTCATCAGGTCTTCAATGTATTGGCTCGCACTCATCACACATCTCCCTTGTTCTGCGCGGCGTGGCGGCCGGCGATATCGCCGCGAACCTGTCCGGCCATTTCCGCAATGTCTTTGCCCTCGCTGCGCTTGAGCCAAAGAAAGACCCATGCAACAACCCACGGGCCAGGGATTGAGGACACCACCAGCACGCAGCCCGTCACGGCAAAGAATCCTGCAATGGCAGGCAATGCCGCCATTTCCGCTAGCCGTATGCCAGCCTCAAATGCACCCGGCCAGTGCTGCACAAGAAACACCAGTGCAGGAATGCCGAGTACGAAGCTGCTGACAAAGCAGGCAAGCACCCGGTTCAGCAGGTCGCCGCGCGGGTCAGTGCCACGCAGTGGGACAAAGCGCAGGCCCAGCCAAAAGGCGATCAGGCTGGCGATGATCGGTAGCGAAAAGAGCGCGAGCTTGTAGCCCGCAAAGGTTCCGACAGCAGAGGTAGGTTCAGACATAGGGCAGGGCTTCGCGTTGGTGGTTTTGAAATCGGTATCAGTCCCAGAGCTGAACAATGGGCTTTGGTTGTGGGGCTGGAAGATCCGGCATAGAGACCAGCATCCCCTGCGGCAGTACCAGGCCTAGAGTCGCCAAGCCGGGATTCGCCTGCAGCACGGCCTCAGTCATGCCAAGAGTGCGGCCGTAGTGGCGCCAGCACAGCGCATCAACGGTTTCGCCTTGCTGGGTGCGGATCTCGGCCGCCATCTAGATCAGCTCCACAATGCTGCGCCGGCCGCCCTTCAAGTCGGCAATGGCCCAGCGCTGCTTGCGGCGGTGCTCGTCAACTTCGACCACCAGGCGCTCAAGGACATGGCCAGCTTTGCCCGAGCCGTCCGGCAGGCTGGCCATGTTTCGGTAGGCCTCTGCCAGGTCAGCCATAAGGCAGTAATGGACGGCGCGCATGTACTGCTGCACCTTGGCGCTCTTGCCGTCCACCATGGATGCCGGCACATCGGCCAGCTTGGTGTGGCCTGCCTCAATGCTTGAAGCCTTGAATAGCTGCAGTTCATCATTGACGCTCAGCATGGCGTCCACCAAGGCAGGGCGTAGGCGTGCCGTGGTAACAGTGCCATCCAGGCGGCAGGCATCGCGCACCTTGGCCGGGTCCATGTCCGGGAACCAGCCGTCATTGGTGACGACAGGTTCTTCGGTCTTGGCGGGCGGGTTGGCTGTGACTACAAAACCGTTCATGAGGTGCTTGATGTGGTGATGGGTTGCCGCAAGGTGTGGCGGTGGTCCCGAGGTCAGAGGTCGGTGCTTTGCACTGCCTTTGCCTCGGGGCCGCCACGGCGCGGGGTACGCTCGGTTACGGCGCCGGATTCAGCGGCAGGCCGGCGGCCTTCAATCGCTGCTCCAGTCGCTCGATGTCTTTTTTCACGCCTATGCCGGCATGCAGGCTCATTGCCTGGCGCAGCAGGGGCAAAGCCTTCTGGCAGGCTTCCAACCTGACGGCCTTCAGGTCGCCGCCGTTAGTTGTCGTCTTGCCCAGCAGGGCATAGCCGCCGGCCTTGTAGAGCTTGGCCTTGGCCTGGTCGTGGCTGTCCAGTTCAAATGTCAGCTGCAGCACCTGGCCGGCAATGGCCATGGCTTCATCGCCCACCAGGGCGCCGGTCAGCACGGCGTCCGCAAATTCGTCCTGCAGGGCCGTGGCCAGGGTGCGCTGATACTGGTCGGGCATCTTGAGGTTGTGGCGCACGGCGTACTCAGCCAGCTGCAGCGCGCGGCGGTATTCACCGGCGTCAATGCTCCATATGAGCGCCGTCATGAGCACTTCGTCCTGGGTGCCTGCATCGGCGGCCAGCACGCCGTCCAGATAAGGGGCCATTTCCGGCAACATGGTTGCTTTCAACTTGGCCTTGCCTTCCATGGATTGCATGTCCTTCAGGCGCTTTTTAAATTCATAGAGTTGCGCCATTTGCAACTCGTAGGCAGTGCCCTGGGTCTCGCCGTGAGGGTTGAAGGCCGATGCTTGCGCAGCCTGCAGCTCGGTCGTGACGCGCAGCATGTGCTGCTGGGCTGGTGTCTTGTGCATGATGGGTTCCCCGCGTGGTGGCCACGGCCCGCAGCGGCCCAAGTAACGGGCGGCTGCTTGGCGGTGGCGTGCGCCTATCAGGCAGTGATTTCAATTTTTTCGACCAGGGCGGCTTTGCCCAGGTCTTCAAGCACGAAAGCATCGTTCGAGGACTCGTAAGTCTCTACGCGGTCGCGCTCCGGCGCTTCCTTCACATGCATGCGGCGGGCACCTTCTTGGAAGTAGATGGACAGGTTGTCCAGGCTGGTGACCATCACGGTGCCGTCCGGGAAGAAAGGCACGGTGATGGCCGGCAGGCCACCCAGACGGCGCTGGCTGCGCACAATGTCCGCCGCCAGGGTTTCGGTGGGCGCCTTGGGGTCGTTGACCAGTGGGAAGAGCTTGTCATTGAGCAGGTTGCGGCCTGTGATGGCCACTAGGTCGCCAGCCTGTGAGTGCCAAGGTTCCAGCAGGTTCTGGACGGCATCGAACACCAGGCCGTCCAGGCTCTTATAGTCGGCGCCGGCGCCGCTTCCTACCACAACCTTTCCGGCGGTCTTGCCGCTGGCCAGCACGCGCTGGGGGGCGTTGTCTCGCAGATCCTGCAGCCAGCCCTTGTTTACATCCTGCAGCATGGGGTTTGCGGCGAGGTCGGTGGCGGCGGCCGCGCTGGTGCCGTTGAACCCGATCATGATGCGGTCAAGCGAGCAGCGCTGCAGACGCACGGCGGACACGCGGGCGGCGAAGTCGGCGAACTTGGCCCAGCTGTCAAGCGTGTTGTACTTGATGTGTGTGTCGTAGTTGGTCTGCACGCATAGGTACTTGTGACCATCAACCGCACCCACTTCCTTCGTCTGTCGCGGGTTGGCACTGGTATTGGTGCGGCTGGCAATGGGGCCGTTGACGCCCAGGCCCAGGCGTTCGCCCATCATTTCTGTGACGGGCATGATGTTGATCAGCTTCAGGAACTCGCTGCTTTCCTGAATCTTCGTTTCCAGGCGCTGTTGAACGCTGGGTGTGACGGCGAATTTCTGCGCGGCATCGGCAATGCCGTTGGCGGTGGACAGGCCGCCCACGTAGGCGGTAAAGCGGGCGCGGGTTTCGTTGCGCATGTTGCGGTTTCCTTCTGGAATTGGTTTGGTGGAGCGTGACGGTTTGAGGATCAGCAGTCGGCGGCGTCGGCGTTGGCGCCAGTGGAAGGGCTGCGTTCCTTGGAGTCGCCGTCGGTTTCATCCATCTGCCGACGGAACGCCGTGAAATCCTGCTGCTGGTTGTCGAGCTGCTTGCGGTACTTGGCCAGCTGCTTTGCCTGTGTCGCCACGGTTTCCTGCAGCTCCTCGATGGTTTCACCCATGACGCCAAGCACTTCGGCGGCGCCGGCGTTGAACTTTTCTGCATCGGACTGGCGGCCGTTGATGCGGCGGAACTTGCCCAGCAGCTTGGACAGCAGGCCGGCACTTTCGGTGCGAGCGCTGTCTTCGTCGTCGTCATCTTCGTCGTCGTCTTCTGCGCTGAATTCCAGAGTGGTTTCCAGAGGCTCCGAAGAGAATTTGCTTTCATCGCGCTTGGCGCTGAATTTCAGCATTTCGACGCCCAGGCTGGCCGGGTCGTCAGTGACAGCGAGGCCCGTGAGATAAGCCTCGCCGGTGTCGGCGAACTTGGGTTCCACCTCGATGCTGGAATAGACCTTCTTGCCCTTCTTGTTCATTTCTACCAAGTCGGGCAGCGGCTTGATGGCTGCATATAGGGCCATCTTGCCGGCGAGCTTGCCCGTCTTGATTTCTTCGGCCTTGAGGGCCACCACATCGCCCTGGGCCGAGAAAGGGCTGTCCGACCAAACGCTGCGCATGTGTTCGACCCAGATGCGCGCACCCTTGACCTCGGGGTCGTAGTTCTTGGCGGCCTGGGTCAGCCACACACGCTGAATGGTGCGGCCGTCAACCGTCGCTCCTTCCACGGCAACGCGGGTGAACGTGGGCTGTTTTTCCTTGCTGGATTTTTGGCTCATGGCGGTGGTCTCGATGATGAAAGTTGATCTACCGCCTATGTTCGTCACCCCCTGTTTCTGTAGCAATCAATGCGCTCTGTGGCTGGCGATATCACATTTTTTGCATGCTGCTTTTCGCGCGCGCGCGGCACACACTGCAGGGCATGAAACTGCCGGAACCGAATGTCAAAAAGGCGCCGTCGCGCCGCCGCAGCCCCGCCTTGAAGGCGGTGGCCAAACATTCAAAGCCCCGCAAAGGCGCGGGCGCGGCCAATCCTTTTCCGTTTCCCCTCGATCGCGTCGATGCAGCCCAGGCCGCACCGACAGCGACACCCCAACAGGCCCGCGCTCTGGACATGGCTGCCGGCCTGCGCCTTGAGGCACGCGGGCTGTTCTGGAGCGGCTGGCGGCTCACGCACATTTCCGAACACTTGAAGATTCCGCGAACCACGCTTTACGGGTGGCACAAGGCGGATGGCTGGGACGAAGCAGCGCCAACGCAGCGTGTAGAAGGGACCATTGAAGCCCGGCTGATAAAGCTGATCAACAAGGAAAAGAAGACGGGAGAAGACTGCCGGGAGATTGATCTGCTGGGCCGGCAGATAGAGCGCTTGGCGCGTATTCACAAGTACGAGAAATCAGGTCGTGAGTCCGATCTGAACCCGAATATTGACGCGCGCAATGCAGGGCCAAAGAAGAAGCCCACAAAGAATTTCCTCTCTCCAGAGGATGTGCAGAAGCTGAAAGAGGCTTTCCTTGCTTCGCTCTATGACTATCAACATGTCTGGTGGGACAACATTGGCGAGCGCGTCCGCCAGATCCTGAAATCCCGACAGATCGGTGCAACTTGGTATTTCGCCCGTGAAGCGTTGATTGATGCGCTGGAGACTGGTCGCAATCAGATCTTTCTGTCTGCGAGTCGCTCGCAGGCCTATGTTTTCCGCCACTACATCACGGCCTTCGTGAAAGAGGTTACAGGCGTCACGCTGACGGGTGACCCGATCACCCTGGCCAACGGTGCCACCTTGTACTTCCTGGGCACGAACAGCAAGACAGCCCAGAGCTACCACGGCAATCTGTACTTTGACGAGTACTTCTGGACTAATAACTTCACCGAGCTGAACAACGTGGCCAGCGGCATGTCGTCGCACAAGAAGTGGCACCTTACGTACTTCAGCACGCCATCTAGCATCCAGCACCAAGCCCATGCACTATGGGATGGCTCGCACATGCAGGACAGGAATATCAAGATTGATATTTCCCATGCTGCACTGGCAGACGGCGCCCGTGGTGCCGATGGCATCTGGCGCCACATTGTCACAGTGGAAGATGCCGAGCGCGGTGGCTGCGATCTGTTCGATATTGCCGAGCTGAAGCGCACCAAGGCAGAGGATGTTTTCAACAACCTCTACATGTGCCATTTCATCGATGACGCGCTGGCGGTGTTCCCCCTGTCAGTGCTACAGCGTTGCATGGTGGATAGCTGGGATGCCTGGCGCAAGGACTTCAAGGCATTTGCACAGCGGCCCTTTGGTCACAAGCGTGTGTGGGCTGGCTATGACCCCAGCCTAAACGGCGACAAGGCAGCGCTGGTGGTGTTGGCTCCACCCGAAAAGCCCGGCGGCAAGTTCCGCATTCTCTATAAGCAGCAGCTGCACGGCGTTGACTTTGAAGTCCAGGCCGCAACCATTAAAAAGGTCTGCGACTCCTACAACGTCGAGAAGATGACGATTGATAACAACGGTATGGGGTATGGAGTTTACGAGCTGGTGAAGAAGTTCTTCCCGGCTGTACGCGGAATCCGCTACACGCCTGAGTCGAAAACCATGCTGGTGCTCAAGGCCCAGGCCGTCATGCGTGCTGGCCGTCTTGAATTTGATGCTGGCGACAAGGATCTGGCCGCCGCGTTCATGGCGGTCAAGCGCGAGATGACCGCCAGCGGTCGCAGCGTGACCTATACCGCCGGACGCAGCTCTGAAACCGGCCATGGCGATTTGGCCTGGGCCACGATGCACGCGCTCTCGCATGAGCCGTTGGAAGAGGGCACCGGCCTGGCCACCACGCAAACCAAATCATTTTTTGAGGTATCCGAATGAGCTCCACCGAAGCGCCCACCAAGGCCGCAGCAGCAGAAGTTGCCCCTTCCGTTTCTCCCCAGATGTTCACGTTCGGCGAACCCGAGCCTGTCATCGGCGGTCGGGCTGCAATCATGGAGTACGCCGAATGCTTGAACAACGGCCGCTACTATGTTCCACCTGTGGACTTTGGCGAACTGGCACGCACCCTACGCGTAGGCGCCCACCATGAGAGCGCTTTGCGCTTCAAGGTCAATGTTCTGACCAGCACCTTCAAACCCAGCCGCTGGCTCAGCGCTGACACGTTCCAGGCCTTCGCGCTGGACTATCTGGTGCTGGGCAATGGCTTCCTTGAACGGCGCGACAGCCGCAGCAGCCTGCTGCTTGAGCTGCGCCACTCTCTTGGCAAGTACACGCGGCGCGGCGTGGAGCTGGACACCTATTTCTTTCTTGAGGACTATGTGCGCGAGCATGAATTCCCCAAAGGCAAGGTGTTCCATCTACGTGAGCCGGATCTGCACCAAGAGGTGTACGGCCTGCCGCAGTACCTGGGCGCACTGCAGTCAGCCTTCCTGAATGAGGCGGCAACTCTGTTTCGCCGGCGTTACTACGCCAACGGCTCGCACGCGGGCTTCATCCTCTATGTGACGGACCCTGCCCAGAATCAAGAAGACATTGACGCCATGCGATCCCAGCTTGTCAAAACCAAGGGTGTCGGCAACTTCAAGAATCTCTTCTACTACGCCCCGAACGGCAAGGGTGACGGAATCAAGCTGATACCCATCAGCGAGGTGGCGGCCAAAGACGACTTCCTGAACATCAAGAATTCAAGCCGCGATGACATTCTGGCCGCCCACCGGGTGCCGCCCCAGCTCATGGGCATGATGCCCAACAATGCCGGCGGCTTCGGCGATGTGGAGAAAGCTGCAAAGGTGTTTGCCCGGAATGAACTTGTGCCCTTGCAGGTGCGCATAAAGCATGGACTCAACACCTGGGCTGGCATGCCGGTCTGCGACTTCGAGCCGTACGCCCTAGGGGGTGACGATGCACCTGCTGGGCGGATTCCCGCGCGGGATTGATGGCTCACTCGCCCTGTCAGAATGCAGGATTCGCAGGCATTCAGCCTGATATGATCGGCTTCGGAAGGTAGAGGTAGCGCCCGCGTGATTCCCGCTTGTGAGGTCTAAGTGGTTGATTTATTTGGTGTGTCGAGTCCGGCTCCGCGCACCA